ATGATGATGCCTTTGGTTACTTAGGGCAGCTTGCCGGGTATGAGGAATCAGAAGGTACTAACAAAGGTGGCTTACTAGTTATCAATAAAGAAAGTGGTGAGTTGTGTTTCTACCGCCCAGAAGAACTAGACAAACCTAATATTAGAAACAAAATAAAAAATATAAGAAACGCATTAAAGAAATCAACACCCCCGGTTGACTATTGTTTTAAACCTGTCCTCGATGGCAGCAAAGGCAATGAAAAAATAAATAAAAACTGTGGGTGGTGTGAGCATAAGTTTAAATGTTTTAAAAATTCTAATGGGGGTAAAGGACTACGTGTGTTTCAGTACGCTAAAGGTTATACTTTCCTAACTAAAGTTGCAGCAGAACCTAAAGTGCAGGAGGTAGACCATGAATTTAAAACTTTGCAAGCAGATACGGAAACAATCTAAGACTATACTAGTCGAGTGGTTTAGAACGCTAGTCTCTGAAGAACAATCTAAAGACGTAGATGAAAGTAATATTCTTTCTTACCTATCCTCCCAGACGCATATCTTTGCTAACAATCAATTAAAGTTAAGTGCTTATTCTTACAAGTGGGTAGTGAAGAAAGTAAAAACTTTGATAAAGAAAACTAATATGGATGTTAGTTTAGTGGGGTTAAAGGACATTGCCAAATAGAAAAGGATACAGAAAACCTAGAGTCAAAAGACCTGTAGAAAAAGATGTGCCTCCTAGCTATGATTCTAATTGGGAACACGATCTACACAAGGGGCTTTTAAAACAATGGGAACATCATGTTGATGTGGTCAAGTACATAATTGAACATACATATGAGCCAGACTTTGTAAAGACTATGAACGGTAAGATCATTCTCTTAGAAGCTAAAGGGAGATTCTGGGATTTTGCTGAGTACAGTAAATACATATGGGTCAGAAAAACGCTGCCAAAAAATACAGAGTTAGTATTTTTATTTGCTAATCCTTCTTCTCCTATGCCACAGGCAAAGCGTAGAAAAGATGGGACTAAAAGAAGTCACGGCGAATGGGCATCAGCGAATGGCTTTACATGGTATAGTGAAGATTCATTGCCTAATGAGTGGGTTGATACGAAACACAGGAAAGATAATACTTTAAACATTGAAAGTGAATAGGAGACACCATGAGTATTGATGACGCAACACCTGAAGAGTGGGATGAGATTGCAAGCGCAGTAAGAGTTGTAAAAAAGAAACCGCCAGTAACTATAACAGATGATGTAAATCATCCAGTGCATTACAACAACAGTAAAATAGAATGCATTGAAGCAATAGAAGCTATGTTAAGTGAGACAGAATTTGAAGGGTATGTACGGGGCAACGTAATGAAATACGTTTGGCGATTCAAGTACAAGGATGGTGTGAAAGATTTAAAAAAAGCTAAGTGGTATTTGGAAAGACTTATTGCTGCTCTGGATACTGCTGAGAAATAAAATGTGGGATCGTAAAGTAGAAAGAACTGAAAAGTACTTTAAGAAAAGAAAGAAAGAAAAACCTCAGTCTAATAAACAGGCTACTAAAAAAGATAAACGTAAGGAGAGTTTTAAAAATGACTGAGAAGATCGGAGTTCAGCCATACTTAGGTATTCATATCGATTATGATCGAGAAGAAAAGCTGAATACTTTTAGTAAACAAACAATTGTAGATAGATATTTATGGGAAGGGGAAACACATGCTCAACAAGCTTTTGCAAGGGCCGCTATATTTGGGGCTACTTATAAAGGACATACTGACTTTCATCTTGGACAGAGAATTTACGAGTACGCTAGTAATCATTGGTTTAGCTTCAGTACTCCTATACTTTCTAACGGGGGAACCAGTCGCGGTCTACCTATCAGTTGTTTTCTTAACTATGTTCCTGATTCTAGGGATGGGCTATCTGCTCATTATGATGAAAACATATGGCTTGCTAGTGGAGGTGGAGGCATCGGTGGATTTTGGGGTGATGTTCGCAGCAATGGTGTGGATACTTCTAACGGGAGTCGCAGTACTGGGTCTATCCCCTTTATGCATGTCGTAGATTCTCAGATGTTAGCTTTTAATCAGGGCATAACTAGGCGTGGCAGCTATGCAGCTTACATAGATATAGCGCACCCAGAAATAGAAGAGTTTATTAACATGCGGAAAACTACAGGAGGAGACTTAAACAGAAAATGTTTGAACCTCCACAATGCAGTTAACATTACTAACAAGTTTCTAGAGGCAGTAGCAGCAGATGAAGAGTGGCGATTAATAGACCCTAAGACTAACACAGCCGTGAAGATAGTATCAGCGCGGGACTTATGGTTTCAGATAATACAAACCAGAGTAGAAACCGGGGAGCCATACATAGTCAATATAGATACATGTAATGAGGCACTCCCTGAAGAGCAGAAGAAATTAGGATTAGAAATAAAACAAAGTAATTTGTGTTCTGAAATAACTCTACCTACTAACGAAGAAAGAACAGCAGTCTGTTGTCTATCTAGTGTTAACCTAGAGTACTTCGATGCATGGTCCACTAACGAAGATTTTATATCTGATCTTGTCACTATGTTAGATAATGTATTAGATAGTTTTATTAATTCTGTAGAGGGTAAAGTCGGCTACTCTAAAGCGGCCTACTCTGCTATGCGAGAGAGGTCTATAGGTCTGGGAGCTATGGGATTCCATAGTTATTTACAGCAGCATAGTATTGCCTTTGAAGGTATGTACGCTGCCTCTTTCAACAACAAAGCTTTTTCTTTTATTAAAAATAGGGCTGACATTACTACAAGATTACTGGGTTCTGAGAGAGGTGAAGCTCCTGACATGGAAGGGAGTGGCAAAAGAAACGCACACCTGCTGGCAGTAGCTCCTAATGCTTCTAGTTCTATTATATGTGGTGGCACAAGCCCATCTATTGAGCCTCACCGGGCTAATGTATATACACATAAAACATTGACAGGTAGTTTTAAAGTTAGGAATAAATATTTAGAGCGGCTGCTAAAAGAGTTAGTCCCCTCTGAAAACAAGAGAGAAGAAGTCTGGAAAGATATAGCAGCACACGAGGGGTCAGTGCAGCACTTAGATATTTTAGATGTTGATCAAAAAGAAATATTTAAAACAGCCCCTGAGATTAATCAGATATGGATTATTGAACACGCCCATCAGAGACAAAAGTATATATGTCAAAGTCAAAGTGTTAATCTATTTTTTAAACCGCCATCAATAGATGCAGACCAAGAAACCCATGACTCTTATTTACAATATTTAAATGATGTGCATTGGGCAGGAGTACATAAACTTAAATCTCTCTATTACTTACGATCTGATTCAGCTAGAAATACAGAGAATGTTAATATAAAAATACCCCGGTTAAACTTGGAGGAAGAAGGATGTCTAAGTTGTGAAGGCTAAAAATAAAGTAATAGAAGTTAAATGGGAAGATGCTTGGATAGATACTGACGATATTCTTATTACTGATGCTAAGAAACTTAAATCTATCCTGCGCTCAACAGTAGGCTGGTTGGTAGCAGACAATGAGAATGAGCTTATTCTCTCAACTGACATCTTCCATAGTAAAAAAGAAAGGCAATACGTCAATGCTATTATGGTCGTACCAAAAGGTATGATCGTAGAGTATTGGGAATACGAAATAGAAGTAGAAACAGGAGTTTAAGATGGGCTTATTAGGTACAAGAGATTACTACAAACCTTTCGACTATCCGTGGATGTTTGATTACTACGTTCAGCAGAATCAAATGCTATGGTTGCCAGAAGATGTTCCCTTGCACAACGATGTAAAAGATTGGCAAGAGATGAGTGCAGAAGAAGTTAATCTTCTTACTCAAATCTTTAGACTCTTTACGCAATCAGATGTAGACGTAGCCTCTGGCTATATAGATAAGTATATGAGGGTCTTTAAAAAGCCTGAAGCTAGGATGATGATGTCTTCCTTTGCTAACATGGAGTCCATACACCAACATGCTTATAGCCTACTGCTTGATACTGTGGGGATGCCTGAAGTAGAGTACAAAGCTTTTGCTGACTACGAAGAGATGGCTGCAAAGCATGAGTACGTTAATAGCTCACCTTTAAAATTAAATGATAAACAATCTATAGCTAAAAATCTGGCTATCTATTCAGCATTTACTGAGGGGCTTCAGCTCTTTAGCAGCTTTGTAATCTTGTTGAACTTTTCCAGGTTCGGGAAGATGAAAGGCATGGGGCAGATCGTGACTTACAGCATACGCGATGAGTCACTGCATGTTGAAGCAATGACCAAGCTCTTTAGAGAATTTATAAAAGAAAACCTAGACCTCTGGACTGATGACTTTAAGAAAGAAATATATCAAGTATGCAGAGAGATGGTGAAGCTAGAAGATAAGTTTCTTGATTTAGTATTTAAAATGGGAGACATACAAGGTCTTTCTAAAGAAGAGATGAAGCAATATATTAGATACATCGCAGACAGACGCTTGCTTCAGCTTGGTTTAAAACCTAACTACGGGGTAAAAAATAATCCTCTTAATTGGTTAGACGATGTTCTTGGAGTAGAGCATCAGAATTTTTTTGAGGGCCGGGCTACTACTTATATGAAGGGCGGCATAAAAGGTAATATGGAAACCGTTCAATTTACAAGTATAGCGGTCTAGGTTGGGAGGAGATATGGATAAGAATAAAGAAGAAGGGAATCTAGTTTCGTTTAAAGTTTATTTAGCGAGAGATGGCAATATAATTTCTGAGTTTAGTCATCTTCCTTTAGAAGAAATAAATAAACTGTTCCCTACAGATGAGGCTCCTATCATTAGAAAGATAGTGCAGGAAGGTTGTGTCTCATTAGAGGGGTTACATAGACATCTAGAAAAAGAAACACAAATATTTAGTGGGTAGCAATATCTTTACCATCAAAAATTTGATCAGGATTAGACATAGCATAGTATTGATACTCAAACATATCCCTGAATTCTTCAAAGGGCATACTGTCCATATCTCTTGCTGCATGTATACGCGAATAGATTTGGAAAGCAGCCCCTAGTTGTTCTTCTGTATATAGTACTAACATTTATAGCCCCTTTACTACTAACATAATTAACGCACCTATAAATCCTAAAGTTACAACTACCATACCCGCTATTAATAGCATGTCAGCAGCAAACTTCTTCTGCTCTGCTACACGCCTAGCTTGTATACTTCTACGTCTACGTTCTTGGGCGCGAATCCGCATCATTGATGTATATATTTCTGTCTGTCCTGAATAAACAAACAATTCGCGTAGTTGTTTTTCCAGTTCCTTAGTCTTGTGTTCTGCTAAAGCAACTTCAAGTGCATAAGATTCAACTGATTGTTTTGCAAAGACCTTACTACCTAGTGTAGTGTTTTCTACTTCTGCTCTAGCGGCAGCTATTTTATCTTTGCTGTCAAAAAACTCGCCAAACTGAGAAGAAAGTTCAGATGCTTCCTTGCCCAGTGCAAGTCCTTTTTTTATTACACCTACGGCTCTTACCGCAGCACTTAAAGCCAGTGTTACCTCAATCATTATTGTGCTAGTAATGTCCTATTGTTTCTTTCGTTTAAAAGTTCTTCATATTTTTCATCATCAAGATGCGTAACTGCGATCCAAGCGTGGGTCATTTCATCACCAGTGCGGCTACCGCCTACAACCCACATATCCGAATCGGGATTATTGGGGTTGTCAGTCGTGTTGTCATACCATTGCTTCAGTACTAAGACTGCACCAGTAGGCAATAGGGGTGCGTAGTCACTATCATATAGGTGACTATGATGCCATGTAGCACTCCAGTTAGACACTTGACTGATAGACTCTGTAAGCCCTGTGTCTGGGTAGAATATTTCAAAGCTTGCTGCATTCATACGCAGATGACCGTGAGGTTGCCAAGAGTCTATACGCACTGGATGATCAAAGCTGTGAAAGGCTTGAGTCATATAGTAATCATTGGGTGGTATAGTTATGTCTTCTTGGTTGCCAATCCTATACAGCTTTAAGTCTTGCTTGTACGTTAGTTTTTTAGACTCTTCTGCGCTGTATAACCATAGACCTATTTCTACTACATTGTCTTTGATCATTGTACCGGGAGCTATTGCACCCAAGCCACCCGGAAACATGTGAATGTCCCAAGCTATCTCAGCGTTGGCTGGCATTGTTCTGCATATATTATCGGGTACAACTTCGCCCCACTTGCCCATAGCATACTCAGTAAGCATCCCGTACCTTTCACCATCTAATGTTATTGTAGAGTTTGCATGGTGTACTACGCTTTTTGCATCGCCTCTGGGTTTAACTTGCACAGCTTTAATGCACCTGTCTTCGGTCAACCCACTGGCTACGTTGTGCTTATGCCAAAGATCATTGCCACTTGCGGGGATGTCTATAGGTGTAGAGGGTATAACTAGTGTAGGCTCTCCGAAGTCTCCGTAGAAACTCCACTGACTAGGATCAGACAAGACAGGAGCCTGTACTACAATGTCCCTATCTCCGTACTTTGACCCTGTATCGACCCACTCAGCTATGATATCTATATCTTTTTGGGATAGCCGCCAATCGCCATGCAAGTTTTGTATACCAATATTTGCATCATAGGCATAGGGAGGCATCTCTCTGGTTATTACTTTGTGCTGTATCAGAGGACTCCACGGTCTTATCTGTTCGTAAGTCTCAAACGTCATTGGACCAATACCACCTTCACGGTGACACACAACACAGTTATCGTTAATGATCTGAGCTACGTCATCTACATAGGTAGGCTCATCGGCATAAGCTAAAGAACCCCACATCCACCCGATTAAGCAGACAGCAACAACCAAAGGAAACAATTCATCTAAGTGCTTTTTCATAATTAATAGCTCCATAGCCACGGTCTGGGCCGTTCAGGTGTGTTTTCAATGTCATCTAAATGTATAAATCTACTGCGTCCCTTCTGGTTAATTCCAATACCTTCAAAGTTACCAGACCGTATAGCCGCCTCTACAAGCCTGTAAGCCTGTTCTCCAGAGACTGCAATATCTATTGCGTGACCTGTCGAATGTGCGCCCGGAGCCTTCTTACGAGCTTCTATAGCGTGATCTCTGCAACGGTAGGCACTGTTGACCGGGAAAGGAAACCCTAGTTCTTCGCGGAGAGCTTCTACTTTCTCCATAAAAGGTGCGTCTATATCACTAGCCCCACAGTGAGAGCATGTAAGTTCTTCTTTAGTAAAATATTTCATGTGCGTCCTCTAATTCTTCCAAGACTTCCTAGTACCTTGCCACCTGTTTTATACATAGGCAAGGAAAAATCTTTTTCTGGCAATGTTATTGTTAAATATCCTTTATTATCCATACTAGGAGAAGAAGCTTTTATTTTTTTAGCGGTTGATTTTATTTGCGAAGCAACCATTTGTTCATAGTGCTTCTGTATTGATGGTGATCTATTTAGGGGTCGTAAATACGTAATGCTATCACTAGAATCATCGCCTATTAAAAATTGAACTTTTTTAAGACCTCTCTTATGCGCCTCATTTATCATTCTATTTATTAAAGGTTGATATATATCTGAATCTACAGCACTTGCTCCTTCAAAAGCAGTAAATTCATCGCTTGAATTTATAAATGTTAAACGCATTTCTAATAAGTCAAGCCTCCCTTCGGAAGATATTATACCGTCTTTAACTTGATCTTTAGTGTCTTCAAATAAATCTTTAAAAGATTTTATTTGAGTTTTTAATTTTTTGTGTGTGCCTTTCGGTATTGTCTTTAAAAAGTCGTCTATATCTTCAGCATCTATTTTATCTAAAACACCATAAAAAGGCATACGCTTATGAAAAGATGTTAACTCGCCAGCGTCATTTCTTTGATCAAACCTTACGTCACTTTGCATTTCAAATACTCTAAGAGTATCTCCATCTACATCTATTCTTGCATGATAAGTATAAGGAATTTGCTCTGGGTCTGGGACTGGGACTGGGTCTTGTACTGTATCCCAATCTAAAGGCGCTTCGACTTTTGTTTTATTTGTCTTGCGTATAAAATGAGTTGATTTACCAATACCAACTCTTGGGTCTTGATACATTAAGACTTCAAATGTTTTAGCATTAACATCAGGTGGTACAACTCGCAAGTAGTTTGCAATTTCTGGGGGAGGTGCAAGAGGTGGACCCGTAAAGTTTAAAAAGTCTCGTCCCCAGTGCGCCCTAGCATAGTCGTATGCAGTTATAGCTGGTGCATCTGGGCCATAATCTTCAATTACTGTTTTATTGTCAGTAGTAGAACGTAAAGATTCAAAATCTTTATCAATGTCTTGTCTGTCTTTTCTTAGTGTATCTATTGTTCTTATTTGATCTGGTTCTAAATCTAGCCTGCCTGATTTATGTCTAACCCCACGCAAGATATTATCTTTAAGTATATCTTTAATTCCAGTAGCCTCCATTTCAGCAGCAGGTACTCCCCTTTTTAACATTTCGTTTTCAAGACCCTGAACAGGAATATTAATACCTTTATCTGCTATGTCTGTTAAGGCTTGACTAAATTTAGATTTTAAAATACTATTACCTAGAGTTACACCAGCTTTAACTATGCTGCCTAATTGAAATTCTTGACGATCTTCTTCGTCTACAAAAGCTCCACCTGCTTGTATGTTATACGGCAGTCCTGTCATTCTATCTATACGTTCATCGGGTTCTTCAATAACTTGAGCTACGTTTTCTACTATGCCACCTGTTGCTTTCTTTTCGGGGACAACAAAGTCGGCCAGCCTCTTATCCATAGCGCGGAGCCAATCGGTATAGTCTTCTGCAAAATCTTCAGTGGCTTCAAAGGGTCCAAAGATAGCGTTGATAGCTCCTCTTCCGGGCGTTTTACTACCCAACCAAGTTATAAGATCACCCTGTCTAACAAGATTGTATACATCTCCTGCTACTACGCCTGCGCCTGTGAAGTAAGCCATAGGTTCCTGATAGTATTGGGCAGACTCGCTGCCTCTCTTCATCATATCGGCTAGTACTCCGTTACCGCCCCATCTAATAAAACCATCTGTTGCTATTTCAAAACCTTCTTTGTCTTCCCAAGATTCTCCGTTAGTCCTTACTCCGTTTGTAAAAGCAGCAATGCCTGTCATTACAGCAGCAGCAGGTATATGCTGAGTAAACAAAGTTTCTGGATTACGAACTGTTTGTTTTACCATACCTTTTAGTATAGTGTTAGTAAATGCAGCGGGATAGCCTAGTAGCTGACCAAATACGGCTGTCTTAGGATCAGACATAAACGTAGGTTTTAAACCGGAGGCACTTGAAGGATTAAGAATTACCCCGTCAGTATATTTACCACCACCGCTTTTTACTTTTGAATAAAAGGCATCGTCTAGTTTAGCTCCTGCGTTATACCATGCAATTCCATCTCTATAGTCTATACCTAAAACAGCAAGTTGATCCATTTGGTTTTGCATTCTTTTAGAAATTTGATTTGTATCCAGTAAGGATGCTTTAGCTGCAAGGCTTTCTATGTTTTCTGTGATTAATCTTTTACCTGTTGTATAAGAAGCCAGTTGTACAGTCCTTGTCCACTGATCTAATAATGTAAGCTTGAAAAATGCATTACTCCATTTTCTCATTGTTGTATTAGATAATTGATCACCACTTAATCTTTCTATGCCATCAGCAGCGGCCTGTTCTAAAGCTCTGCCTGTTTCTCTTAGCTCTCTTGTAGCTTCAGCCCTAGACATACCGTGTACTTTTGTCAGTACGTCTATACTATCGTCATACATTTTTCTTGAGCCATTCATTGTAGCATCTTTTAAGCCCCTGAAGAATGTGCCTGTTCCTGCTGTAGACATATTAATAAATACTTCCGTAAGGCTAGACAGCGTAGACAGGGGCAACAGTGCCATTCTATTACCAAGCATGTACCCTTCTATAGCATTTTGTGTATATTTGCCGTAGCGGTCCATGCCTTCGCCTGTTACGTTTTTATATAAATAAGCCGCATTCTTTTTAGCACTTAGAATTTGACTACCATCAGCACCATTGAGTTTCATTTCTTTTTCTATGGCTGATCCCCATCGTTGATTAAATTCTTCTAAATTTCTTACACCAAATATATCTTTCTTACCTATTGCTTTAGCTGCTGAAGAAAAATAACTTGTCATAAGACTGTCTAGATCAGTAACTAAAAACTCATTAAATATAGTATCGTCACCTATATCTAACTTTCTGTTTGCAAAAAAACTATTACCACCACCTGCATGGACATTATCAAATTGATATTTAATATCTAAAGTTTCGTCTATCCACTTTTCTGCCTGTTCACGAGTATCGATTCCTTTAACGCCATTCTTTTGCATTACTAGCGTAGTAAATTTTTCTCTGTTTGCTATTATTTTATCTCTTTCCCATAAACGTGGTAGATAGTTGTCTACTGTATTGCGTAGTACTCCTTTAGCTTTACCTTCTTGACCTATATCTCTTAGTTGTTTTTGTAATATTTCTATAGAATCCACTACTGCTTGTTTTGCTTCCGGTGTATTAAATTTAATGTCCCTCAATCCTATCATGGTATTTTTTCTTACAGCATTAGATATAAGTTTATCTACTTCTTTTCTTTGTGGCCCTTTAGCAGTTACTTTAATACCATCGTAAGCAGCTCTCCACGCGGTTTGCCAAGTTCCAAATTTTTGATTGCTGTAAGTATTGTAATCATAAATATCACTAACTTGAACAGAGCCTCTTCTCCAAGAAGAACCTGCTTCACTATTAACCGTTCGTTGTAGTGCAGATATAACATTAGGCCCAAACCGTTTAGAAGGGGCTAGGATATTAATTGCTTTTGCAAAGCCTCCTATGCTGCTACCTAAATAGTTAAGGGTCTGAGCAGCTACTACACTTGCCATGCTGTCTTTAACCTGTGTAGAATTTAAAGAACCGTCTGCATTTAACGCACCAAGCTCATCAAAAAACATACTACCTGTATTTCTACTACTACCACCTATGTCGTTAGCAAGTTGATTACTTAAATTTAGCATGGCTTCAGGGGTTAAGCGTCCTTGAGCTATTAGTTCTTTTTCAGGAGAGGCATCATCAGCTAATTTTACTGGTGCAATATAGGCATCAGTAACTTCATCTACAATCTTTTTAATTTGTACTGGGTTAAAACCAAACCCTTGTATAGCGGTTTGTATATCTGGGGCAATATCTCCTACTCCCAATACGGCACGGCCATCATCTGCTTTTTGTATGATAATATCTCTAACAGCTAAAATTAAATTGGCTGCATCTGCTTCGGGCAGAGAAACAATAGTCTCGTTTGTATTATCCTTTAATCCAACTGTAAATTTATTTAGTAGCCCTGCATCTACTTCTGGATTAAGTAATCGATTATAGAAGTTAGCACCTGTTATTGGGTTGACACTAAATTGAACTTTGTTAAAAGCATTGGATAGTGTTGAATTAGTTTTAGCTTGTACCCCTGCAAAAGCAGGAGGCAGTTCAGCTTCATTAAGTGCTTGAGTTTTTCTCCAGATTTTTAAATCTTTTAATGCTGCTACATTAGCCCCATTTTCATAAGCAGCCCTAGCTCTTTCATAAGATGCTCTTAATTTTGTTGGGCCAAATTGTTCTCCAAGTTTTTTGCTTAAATCTGTTTTAGTTGAATCTGGAGCAAAACTTTTAAACAGACTACCAGTACTAGCATGGTTTCTTTCGTGGAATAAACTAAACATTACCCACTCATCTGCTGACTGAATATCGTTTGCTTTAAGAGATTTAACTCCAAATACTGGAGATTCTTTTGTCCACGGCTTTCTGTCAAAGGACTCTCTTATTGCAACATCATCTACGTCAATGCTTAAAAAATTTCCATTATCATCGAATTTAGCAGTAGCAAATATAGGAGTACCGTCTGATCTAGTTCTAGGAGTGCCATCGTCCCCCCGCACTGGACCCCAATTAATTTTAGTAGACTCAACAACCTCTGTAGCAGGTGTGTCTCCTGTACGCGGAGTAAACTTCTTGTATTCTATTGTGTCGGGTCTGGGACTTTCGGGGTTAGTAAATTCTTTTCTAAGATTTGGAAGTGTCTTAGAAGTATCATCGATGTTATCAATACGGGGGGTTGAACCCAAAGTTCTTGCAAGCCCATAGCCTAATGCCCCACCTAGTGCTACACCAGCTCCTGTTGAGAGTGCAAAATCTCCTTTGCTAAAAGTATCTTGGATGCCTAGACTTATATTTTTATCCTGCCTGTAGTAGTTTTCTATGCCTGTCCAAGCACCGCCTTCAAATGCAGCAGCCTTACCTGTGTTGGCAGCAGCTACATTTCGTACAGTTTTGTTTGCAGCGGCCTTGCCTGCGGAACTTGAAATTACTTTTTGCGCGGCAGCAGTAGATGCCTTAGTAGCAGCATTGCCTACACCCGGAGCTACGAATGCAAAGGTAAGATTGATGGGGTCTGCAACCATATCTACACCCCTGTCCCAAGTTGCCTTGAGTATTTCACCAAAACTACCTGCTTTAGAAGCTACAAACTCTTCGGATAAATACTTGTAAGTTTCTTTTATGTCTTCTGGAGCATCACGCATAATATTAGCACGATCTACTGCTGTACCTAGACGGCCTTCTTCGTCCCTTATAGTTTCAAATATATCAGACGAGACTAAGCCACCAGTAATTTTTTCAAAAGCACCTTGATTTTCCCCAAGCCATGTTAAGAATTTTTCTGACTCTTGTTGATATTTTGGGTCAGTTCTTAGCTCACTGTGAGTTTTTTGAATATAGCCTGTTTTAAAACCTCCTCTTTTTTCAGGAAGTATTAAAGCGTTTGAGTCTATATCGCTATATAAAGTTGAGGCTGTTGTTTTTCTAGCACCCATTAAATAGTTACCTTGCCTGTGAATATATCGTATTCATCTTGTCTACGTTTAATTAATCCTGGTATGTTCTTAGTGTCCCCTGCACCAGTATACAATAGCATTGCATCAGCTATCTCTTCTTTAGAACGTGTGCCGCCTTCTGTTACTTCGTTTAAAGAGCGTTTACCTAGATTAAATATAAAAGAAGTCAGAGCTATAGTTTCATTTTCTGTCCAATCATATTGATATTGTTCATTAAAATCTTCTATAAAAGCAGTATCTTCAGCTACTCTAGCTAGTAGTCTTTGTTGCGCTACTTCCATAGTTATTTCTTCAGAGTCATCTGTAGCTTCTGTACCAAAACCATTAGTATTTTGACTTACATCAAGCGCAGCTTTAGCAGTAAAATTTTCAAATCTTTTTATTAACGAAGATGCAGAAGTATCAGAGGGGAAACTAATTTCTGCTGCACGTTCTTCAGAAATATTGCCGCCACTAAAAGGTTCGGGATCGGAAGCCGCTGTATCAGAGACTTCCGTTGTTACTTTGGGGGGGCTAGAATTCCCTGATAGCATATCTTCAGCACGAACTGTGGCTTCAGGTCTTGTTAATCCAGAACTTACTCCCTCTTCAATATAAGAATTTTTAAGTTCTCTTAATCGCCGTTCTTCTGCATTTGAAGGAGCCTGATTTATTTTATCTGTTACATCCCCAATAACATTCATTACTCCCCTATAAGCTCCTCCTATTTTTCTTGTTATTGGAGTTACAACATCGCTTTCAGCTAGTCTTTCAGTGCCTCTATACTGTTCTATATTAGGTGGTTGCGGTTGTTGTTGTTGCACTGGTTCTTCTGCTGCATGACTTACTAGTTGTTCAAAAGTAAATTCTCCATCAGCATTTGCTTTTCTTCCTGACATTAAAATATCATTTGATAGTTTAGAAGGCATTGCTTTCATTGGCACTAGTATATCGCCATACCCATCCATTGATCTTAATTGGTTTACCAACATAGCTGCAACATTTTCATCTGCTTTTTTAATATCAACTAAAGAACCTATAGCATATTTATTATAAAGAATTGGTGGAGTATCGTTCCATTGACTAGGCAAATTAGCAGACAATTGACTTTCGCCTATTAACAAAGCAACATTTCTAGACTGTTTATAATTAATTAATAAATTATTATGTATTTGCTCATCTTTATAAGCTAACACATAAGGAGTTATTATTCCTGACGTTGCTAAGTCTAAAGCTTCTGTTGCAGAAAACTCGCCCATGCTTTCTTCCATTATTCTTATTTGTTCGCTCCAGATTCGCCTAGATATTTGCGCTCTGTTATTTGCCATTACTGCTTTAGTTCCGCTTGAGTCATCTTCTAGTGCTTTTTCAAGCGCATCATCAGTACCATACCCAATTAAATCTATTACGTTATTTGTTCTAATAGTGTCTTCGTCTCCTTCTGGACGATAAACATTTTCTATTTTATTTATGGCATTATTTACTAGGGCCGTAGTCGCACCATCAATAGGTGTTAATTCTGTTAGCTCTGTATCCCATCTATCTGTTGTTATAGTATGTACTGGTATTCTGGTTGCACCTCTATCATTTTTGTTATAAAAATACTGTATATACTTATGACCTTTACGAGCAAAACCATCAGTACTTGTTACTGGGGTTCCCTTCACAGGCGGCTGAGTAACCCAACCATTTTTATTGTCAGGGTCTAATAGTCCCGCTAAAACTTCAGGAGTTACAACTGAACTTGCAGATGTGTTTACAGCTCTAGCAGAACTAACAGGGTCTTCGTTAGTTGCATTCATAAAAAAATTAAAACTGTCTTCGTCATAGTTACCATTCATATCTTTAAAAGGTAGATAAACTTGTTTGTGCGGTCTGCCATTTTTTGTGTATGTAGCGACTTGTACTTGTATTTTTTGATCTGAACCATATTGGTAATACGACATTGTTTGAGGTGCAAGACTAGTCAATACTGACTCTGCTTCATTTATGCCCATTCTAGCTAATACAGATTTAGTATTGTTACTAGCTTCAGGGCCAATTTCTTTTGCTAAATTTTTAGCATCTGTTGAAGTATAACCTGCATTTAAATACCCATCAAAAAGAAGTACTTGATCAGCTCTATCAGTAAAACGATTAGTTCGCATTGCTGTAGTTACTTCTTGATCTATGTCTGCTTGAGTTTTATTGTTTAACGATCTAGTAAGTTTGTTGAATAAAAAACCACCTACATTTTCTGCTCTGCCGTTTTTAGTTTTAATGTAAGCATCGTAGTCGTCTATGTCTCCCATACTCATAGCAGCATTATATGCGCTATTAAAAGAACCTATATTTTCTTTAGCTTTAACAGATGCTGTTTCGTATACCCAGTTATCTATATCTGTTTTACTGTATGGAGTAGTATCACCAAAATCTCTTTCAAAGTTAGCTCTGATAATAGGAGCAAATTTTTCTTGTGCTAAGTACCCTTCTGGGCCTGTTGGGTGTGCTTGAGCCTTTGTATAGTCTTCTATTATAGATTGACTTCGGGCTATAGCTTTTTGTTGTCTTAACCGAGAACCCACAAGCTCTTCTTGCTCATTAACAAAAGTATCTGCACGATTCTTTAAATAAGTATTGGCATAGCCAACGCCTTTAGCCGCCAAGTTTAAACCAAGATTAATATTTCTTTCTTTTCTACTTCGTTTATCTGCTCTTTTTCTATTAGTTCTCTGTCTGTTTAGAAGAGATTGACCTAGTACATCAATATCGTCAGCCATGCTATCTATGCTCCTTGTTGCGCTAGAAGACTATCTGGTGCAGCTTCTAATTTTGGTTGTTGTGCCAATAGACTTTCTTCTACTATAGGTACTTCTTCAATTTTATTAACAAGTTCAGGCGGCAATGCAATGTTTGCTTTAGCACCGCCTTGGCTTACTTTTAATTTAGAGAGCATGTTATCAGTAGCTTCATTGCGGTCTTCTTCTGTTTCATCATTTACATCATCACTATTAATAACATAGTCAATACCCTGCCTCTCAGCTAACGCCATAAGCATGTAAGCTAGAGGTTCTGCAAGCAACATTAATAAATCAGGATTCCACTTGCCTTCTGTAAACCCCTTGAATAGTATTACTTGTGTCAACTCCATTAGGGGGACACCATCATCTATGGCTCCTAGAATAGCTGGATATTTATCTTCATCAGTAATGGTTACAAATAAATATTCTAGTGCTTCTCTTTGCACAGTGAATTCAGGAACCCCTTCAAAGGCGTAAGGATTCTCTGGATCATTAGACATCCCCTCGCCCGGTATTGGCCTTTCTAACTTAGCGGCTTGGGCGGTGAACTCAGGAGTATTTTCTGTTAACATAATTTTATTGCCTCTAAGCAAATCTGCTTGATAAATCTCTAGACCATGTAGATACAGGAGCCATTAGAATAGAATCATATACTCTTGCCTGTGACCCGAATTGACCGCCGCTTGAAAAAGCATTAAAGTTTCTTGGGGTTGTTTGCGCCCTTACATCAAAGTCTTGTGCGTTTGAACCCACATACATAGGAGCAGATGGATAGCCGCTATCGCTGTAATCTGGATCAGCTAACTGGGCTTCTAGCTCTTGTGCATCTCCTACGGCTCTTAGTGCAGAAGATATTGGTGTAGCTGCTGGATATCTTTGAGCAATTTCATCTTTAGCTCCTTGATACATTGTTTGTCCAAAAGATTTTGGGGACAAATCAGTAACATCAGGATTTAATAAACTACCTTGTCCAGAAGTAGAGTCTATTGCGTCTTGTAAATCACCTGATAATGCTCTTTCTCTCCACTCTGCACCAGTTGTAGGCGGTGGGCGAGGAGGAGCCACTTTTCCACCAGCAGTTTCATTTATCATAGTTTGTAAATCACCACTTGTTGCTGCACTTTTAAAAGAATCTGATAAAGGATTTACAGTGGCATCAAAGTTTAAGGAGTCTCCTGCTTTTAAATTATTAAAGTCTACACCTGCATTCATATTTTGTATTCGTTCTACAGAAGTTCCTGTGGTGCTTGCTATATCTTCTATACTCATACCTTTTGGGATTTTTATACTAGATTTAAAAGGGTTCATAATACTACTAGCATTTTTAACTATATCTTCTTGGACAGTTTGCCATGCCCCACCGCCACCAAAAAAATTCTTAGAGGCACTTTGTATATTAATTCCAGGTATTTTGTTCAGGGCTGTTTTACCAAACTCACCTACAAATTTAGTCACCCCTTCTGTTACAGTGGTAAAAACATTCTTGCCGACAGTAACAAATTTGTGAGCTGCATTTAATACATGCCCTGCTCCTTTAACTATCGCGCCTCCAATGCCTCCAAAAGTATTAGCAATCATACTAGTAGCCATACCGCCCAGCCCATTCATCAGGGCAGCACCAATTCCCGGTAATATAAAAGCCATAGCTATTTGACCGACAATGCCTATCTTATTCATAAACTTGCCAACTTTCATAGCTACTTTCTTTATGCCCTTACCGATCTTTTTAAAGACCTTGCCAACACCCTTGAATATCTTTTTAAAGAAACCCATTTAAAATCCCCTAGTCAAATATGCTATCAATTAAAGTTGTAACACCGGAAGAAACACCAGTACTATTTAAAGCTGTATTGTTTTCGTTATTCATTGCAGTAATATACAAATTTGTTTTTTGATTCTGTGCATCTAATGCTGATTTATTTAAGAATGTTGCACTATCTCTCATATTATTCCATATAAAATCTAATTCTTGTGTAGATATACCATAAGAATTTTGAACATTTACACCATTCGCAGCATTTATAGCGGCAGTGTCTGCTGTATTAGACTGTCTTCTCCAATTAATATTTGCTTGTTCTATTGCTTGTGAATTAGAAGCATTCCATATATCTCTTTGGTTTTCTGTTTGCACATTAAACTGCTCTACTTGTATTTGTATTTGAGCATTAAATTTAGCAGCGTCTATAGCATTACCTATATCCATAGCATTTATTTTATTAGCTTCAGAAGAATTAAATTGTTCCATAGCATTAGATTGCGTAGCATTAAACTGTGCCATAGCATCTGCTTGTGATTTAAGAAACAAATTAACTTGGTTTTCTGATGAAGCACTAAACTGTTTAGCTGCGTTTTCTGCACTATTATTAGATAATATAGTTTGTTGTTTTACTTGCGTGTCTAACATAATAGCTTGTTGTTCATTAGACAAGTTAGCTGTTTGTATCTGCAAAAAATTTCTAGCATTCTCTATAGACAGTTTTGTTCTATTATCTGCGGTAGCTAAATCTAAAGCAGCCATAGCAGTTGCATTTTGCAGACCCGCTTGTTGCCTTGTGTTTAGATTGGCTAGACTTATGTTCTGCATAAAGGCACTGTTTGCTAACTCTACTTGTTGAGCAGTACTAAACTTAGTTAAATCTATTTTTGATTGTGTTGTTGCATTAGTTATTGCTCTTTGTTGATCTACATTTAGTTGAGCAACATTCATTTCTGCGGCTAAGTTTGCACTAGTAATATTAGTCTGCATCTTAGTGTTCAAGTTTGCTAGTTCTGTCTGTTGTGCAGCAGATAGGTTTTCTGAGCTTGCTTGATTTAAAGATGACAAATTAGCTAGTCGCATTTGCTGATCATTAGTAAGATTAGCAATTGACATTTGTTGTTTAAAACCTGCGTTCTTCGACAAGAAATCCGCAGCGACTTGAAATTCTGCAAGTCTTGCTTGATTTGCAGCCGTCATATTCTGCTGTTCAGTCTGGTTCTTTATTTCTAAATTTGCTAATTCCATTTGCTGGCTATTACCTAGCTCTTGAGAATTAATCTGTTGTTGGTTCTGAGACTGTAACTCTGCTGTTCTCTGACGATTCTGTAAGTTCTGTACACTTGTTTGCTGTCGGTTCTGTGCGGTCAACAGCGTTGCTTCTTGGTTTTGTTGACTCTGAATAACTTTTAAATTCTGAGCAAACTGAGCAGTCTGCGAAGCGGCTGTTTGTTGATTAGAAAGATTACTTAGTTTTCTAGTAGCATTTAAACGTGCTGATTCTAAGTTAGCTTGTTGTTGATTAGTTAGATTCTGTGCCGCATTGGTCTGTAGTGCTTGTGCATTACTTTGCGCTATTGGAAGCGCAGTTTGAATAACAGCATTGAATAGCGCATCTCTGCCTACTGTAGAGACTCCTAATCCCCTAGAAGCTAGTCTTTGTTCTACTGTGGATACTGCGGGTCTAGCCCAAGCCGGGATAACACCTGACTCCATACCACCCAGTAAAGATTCCATTTGTGCAGATACAAGGGCTTCTGGTGGCAGTGCAGCTATAGCCGCTTGTACTTCAACAGGCTCTGTGTCTATTATCGCCGCTACTGATGCGGGGTCTTCTACTGTTGCAGCAGCTATAGCAGCGGGTATTTCACCAATAGCAGCTAGGGCGTTTGCAGCAGCACCTACAGCCGCAGTGCCTTTAACAACAGCTCTTTGTCTAGCTTCAAAACCTATTGTATTTATAATTTGAGCATCTACACCCGATGCTGAAGTTCCTGTAATGGCTGCTCTAGTTGCTGCTTCAGCCTCTGGAGTATCTGATACTTGCGCTGTAGTTCCCTCGACACTTGGAACAAATGTCTTTGCATCAATAACATAGTCCACACCTGATGCTTTTCTTGACGCTGCTTCAGTTTCAGAAATCTGTGCTGCTTTTGCAGGGTCTGTTAAAGCTTTTAACTCAGTTATAATTGCTTCAGCAGGTGCGCCAGCAAAAGCGGGTACTGTAGCAGCAATGTCACCCGCAAGAGCAGCTTCATAGTTACTGGGACTAACTGTACCTGCATTGACTGCTGTTTTGATTGACGCTACTGATTTACTAATAGCAGAGGCTATTACAGGATCAGGGATATTTATATCGTCATAAAGTGATAGTTGTTCTATTGCTGTGGTAGGAGTTATTGTTCCTGTTCTATCTATGGCAACAGCAGTTTGTTCTTTTACTAAATCTAGTTTATCTACAGGGCTATAAGTTGTTAAAAAATCTCCGGGTACATAAGCTGTTTCACCAGTTTTATCTTTAAAAGTAACACTTGCTGCAACGTCACTTGCTGCTGCCTGTGATGCGGCTTCATCTTCAGCATCCTTTTGTTCCTGAATCATGTTACGCATTGTAGTATCAGCAAAAGGATTAGGAGCTGTAGGTGTTTGTCCTGCGGCTACTTGATTAGCCCTTCCTACTTCTGCTGTTACTTGATCTGCTGTAACTCCAAATCGTGTTGCTGCTTGATCTGCTGTTATTGTTCCTGCATTAATAGCAGCTATTACTTGATTTGATTCTTCTGGAGTATAGCTACCATCAGCGGGTATAGAGGAAAGATTAAAAGTTGCACCTGTTTCCGCTGTTTCTGTTCCCTCTGTTTCTGTTGTCGTTGTTTCTGTTGCCGTTGTTTCTGTTGCAGGAGGCATGTATCCTGAAGCTTTATTTATATCAGCTAATGCTGCTGTTACTTCAGCCCCTGTAAAACCATATTGTGCGCCAATTTGATCAGCATTTTTTGCACCTGAATTAAGATCAGCTACAGCTTGGTCTACATCTGCTTGAGTAAAAGCTTTTGGTGTTGGTGTTGGTGCTGATATATTACCACTTGTATCAATAGCTCCAAGAGCTTCTTGTCTATCTTCGTCAGTCATGCCACCTATCTGATAAGCAACACGACCACCCTTACGATAGTCTTCTCTTTTCTTTTGCGCTCTTGCTCTTTTCTTAGCCATAATAATTCCTATTTATTCCTTTCCACTTTACGGATTTTTTCTACTGTTCTCATGGAACCCAAACCGAGCATGCCGAGCAATACTGGCATCATAGTTGAGACATCAATCAATGGTATAAGTACATCTGATCCTGCTAAAGTCATTACAAAATTACCCATAGGAATTAATATAAAATTTCCTGCAAGCCCCAGACAGCATGTCCATCCCACGGCTGGTCGCCACCCGGATACAAAGAGACTATTATTTTTTGCCTCTTCTTGGTTGACTGCAATCTGTGCCATGACCTGTTCTTGACTGTGCCTCTCAGCCATCGTTGCAATTTCGTGACTAAGCTTTTCACGAAGGTCTTTATCCGCTATGCTTTTATCCAGCAAAGTGGAGATTGGACCTACTAAACTACTAATTAAATTTAACATTATAATATAAAAGCTATAATAAATAGAATTATAATACCTACACCTATAGAAATAACTTTACTTCTAGTTGCGGTTACAGGCTCTTTAAGTTTTGCTTTAGTTTCAATAACAAATGCTTTTAGTTGATCTAAAAAGTTTAACATTATTTTCCCCATCCCATGTAAATACCTATAGCTAATGCAGTTAAAATTGCTGTTGTAATGGCTCTAGCTATTGTATGCCCTATTGTCTGCTTCGTAGCTCTCCAAGTATCTAGTAAGCTTCTTAATTCTCTGACATCGTTAGGCGCGTCTACGTCTGACAGCCCTATTTCTTTTAGAGCTTGCTTTGCGCCTTGTTTAGCGGCATCTTGTATAACTAGTTTTATTTCTGCTTCAGTCATTTCAATTACCATTTAACCTTGTTGGCCCAATAAGCGGCACTCATTTTACCTTTAGCAATGTTCTTNCCNTGTCGAGCTTTAAAACTTTTTCTCTTTGCTTTCATNTTTGCAGACTCTCCTGACTTTGGTTTNCCTGCTGTGCTTGCTCCTTGTTCTCCGAAGCGTATTACTTTTTGCTTACCGTTTGCACATGCTTTAACTACATGGGATTTTTTAGCGTGGCTTGGTGTGCGTTTTGGTTTATTACAAGCCATTTTTTTCTTGTCTACTTTTTTAGTTGCCATGTTAGTCCTCTTCCCCTATGCTTATTAATTCAAGAGTTAAACTAGTTTTAAAAATGTCTAGAAGACCTATTAGGGACTCTAGAGGAAGTCCATCCTCTGAACATTTTATAACACATGCACTTAGGTCTTCTGATGCTTGGGCTAATAAAAGATCAGTATTTTTGGTCGGCAATGTTATTACATTATCATTCATTTTTGGAATTTAATCTCTTTGACTTCAGGCCAAGTAATATCATTAGGAAATCCATCTTGTGCTGGTACAGCTCTTAAAGCTGCACGATAAGTTTTCATGTCATCAGACATTGTTACATCTGAAAGGGCATAAAAATCTGTTGCAGCTAGAAATGTATTCCTAGTTTCTCTCGCCACTGCCGCTGCCGCAGAATCTAGCACTGCTTGGTAAGCTTTTTCATGCTTTGCTTTTGTAGTCGTTACATCATCATCGTCTGTAGTATCAGCAAACATATCTGTTTCTACCCACGCTTGCACCCAATTGTCTTTAGCATCTTGGACCACACCATTGCGCTGAACTCGCTTATATGCTGCGCTTGGTGCGGGTTGCGGAGTTTCAAAAACTGGACTAACTCCTAGAGATTCTAGTGTGCTGGCATTCCATACTTTAGGCATGGACATGTTTTTATTAGCCGCAATTAGTGCTGCTTTGTTTGTTATTTCGCCATTTGAATTAAGACGATATTCATTTGCCATTACTATCTCCTATGCTATTGCTAAAAATAAATATGTACCATTAGTAAAGTTTTCACCAAAAGTAAAACCACCAGTTAAAGGATCAATGTAGTCTGTGTTAGTGACTTCAGCGGCTGTGGAGTTCCAGAGCAAGTACGGATCGTTATTTGCAATAATCCCTCTTACGCTATCCCAGTAGTACCAATTGCCAGCAGAATCAGTTCGTTTAGCTAAAACAAACCTAGCTTCTCCTGAAAAGCCGCAAGCAACATTAGTAGTTCCGCTCACTGCAATAGAGCCAACTTTGCTTACTCCCGCTAATGTAGCGAAGAGGTAGGCAACAAATGTTTGATTATTACCATTGAGAGACGAGTCTAATTGAAGAGCAGTTGAAGTAGGAGCAACATAATCTGTCCCGTCCCCAAAAGCATACTCAATGTCAGTAGTAGAAAAAGCGTCTGCAATGTTAAGAAAACCAAATTTTCCTAAACTGGTGCTTAATACAAACCAAGCGGCTGCACCACTCCGCTTTTTTACAATAACTAACTCAGGTATAACACCAAGGTTGTGCGTTAATACATCTCGTCTTGCTCCGTCTCCAGTATAGCAAAGCATATCCATGAAGCCTGTGGCGCGTTTGAAGAAATAGTTTGCAACTTCTGAGCTTTGATAGTTAATGACCGATTGCTGTCCAGAGGATTGAACTATAACTCCATCTTGATTAAAACTATCAACATCATAAGAAGCCCCTGATGTTGCTTCGGCACTCGTTGCATTTTGAAACAACACTTTTTTAGGGCCACGTAATTTGTCCATAGCAGATGGATAGTTTCCCGATGCATCTCTTCGTTGTGACCAAACCATATCAGGTGGAAAACCAAGTCCATCAATAGAGGTAACCGCCCCATTTGCTGTTCTAGGCACAGACTTAAAAACTTCAGTCCCAGCCGTAGGAGTCTTCATAGGTCTGCGGATGGCTATGTAGATGTATGTTCCCGACTGACCTGATGCAAACCCAGTTGCGGCGGTGGCAGCTAATCCAGTTGAGGCAGTTTCAGCCGCGCTAGTGTTAGCGTACAGATACTCATTAGCCCCATTATATGTAGTGGAGTTTGATGAAGCAGTAAGTCCACGCATAGTATCTAGCATAAACCACCCGCTGGTGGAGTCGACTCTTTTCATCATTACCCACTGAGGTTCCCATCCAAGATTAGTAAGAGCGGTTGAACTAAAACTCCCACACTTAATAATACTCTCATCGCCATCGTCTCCAAAGATTTCACTACCTGAGTCACCCGTACCTGCAAAAAGGTACGCTATCATTGTCTCTCCATCTTCATTACAATCTGCATTACTGCCAACAGTAAAGTTAGTGGCTGTGGGAGCTGTTTGTTGAAAATAAGCATTACCTGCAGTCGCAGCGGCATCAGTGTCATCTAAAATAAGATACTTATTTTGAGGATTATTAGCATCAGTGCCAACATGATAAACTTTCCATTGATGTGTGCCACCAGTATTTTTAATTGCAATCATTCCGGGAACACACCCCAAGTCATGCGACACGGTTAAATTAGCTCCGGTTCCTGTCCACTTAACTACGTCAAAAAATCCCGGTTGTTTTCGGAATGTCCATCCAACATAATTTGCTGTGTCATAGTTACACGCTCCATTTTCTGAGTTATAATTACCAATGTCGTAGCCATCGTCATTAAAAGCCTCTACACCTTCAGTAAGTGTCGCTTCTGCTGCACTGTCATCAGAACGAATATACTTATTAACTCCCCTTTCTGTGTCAAAAAGCGCATGAACACCACTACCCAATGCTGTTTTCCTAAATTTTATCCAAGCCAAACCACCTTCACCAGAAAGGTCTATGTTGTTAGTAATTGTGAGATCATTACCATCACTAGTATAAATGTCTGTAGAAAACACATCATCAACGTATAGCGGGTCACCACTCGCAGCAAGAGTACCAGCAGCAGCATGTAATAATTTTTTAGCTCCACCTGACATAATTTATTCCTTTAACCCATTGCCTGTCCAGCAGTAAATCCGTACCATATAGTACCACCATCTATTGTTAAAAACACAAATACATCTACTCCATTGTTGGTGGCTGTTAAAGTTGGTGCTGTGGCGGCAGGCCAATCTACTGTACTGGGCCAAGTAATTGCCCTAGCTGTTGAGTCTTGAATTATTTTTAATGTCCATATACATGCTTCAGCAGGAGGATTACTAAATGTAAAAGTTGTAGCTTCAGTAAGATCATGTAAAAAATTTGTACCAGTTCTTAAATTTACAGCAATTGCATTAGAAGAAGAATTAATAGTTGTAGCTTTTTCATGTATACCGCCTGTAAATTTTACTACATTGTTAGCGTCTGATGACACAACTTTAGAAGCTGCTGAAGTTCCTAGAGTTGCTAAGTCTAAATAATTTAACTCTGCTGCGGTACTTGTAACACCATCTAGTATGTTTAGTTCTGCTGCGGTACTTGTAACAGCCGTACCATTAATAGAAAGAGCATCTGTTTCTAGTGTTCCATCAATGTCTACATCACCAGAAAAATCACCAGTGGCAGCGTCAAGTTCTCCTGATACAGTAAAGTTTCTTACGCCGGTGTAATCTTTATTAGAATCTAGTATGACGGCTTTAGAAGCTACCGCTGTGCCGACTGCTGTTGAACCAATATCAAGAGCGTTAAGTTCTCCTACAACAGCAGTTATACCATCTAAAGCGTTAAGTTCTGCTGCGGTAGATGTGACTGCTGTACCGTTTAAAGATAAAGCATCTGTTTCTAATGTGCCGTCAATGTCTGCATCGCCAGAAATATCTAATGATCCTGCATCTAGCTCTCCGCTAATTGTAAGATTACGCATACCTGTATAATCTTTATTAGAATCAAGTATAACTGCTTTAGAAGCTACTGCTGTTCCTACTGCTGTTGAACCAATATCAAGAGCGTTGAGTTCTCCTACAACTGCTGTAATGCCATCTAAAGCGTTAAGCTCTGCTGCGGTCGAGGTAACTGCTGTACCGTTTAGAGATAGCGCATCTGTTTCTAATGTGCCATCAACGTCAACATCACCACTAATATCTAATGTAGCTGCATCTAACTCACCAGATATAGTTAGGTTTCTTACGCCCGTATAATCTTTATTAGAATCTAGTATAACCGCTTTGGAAGCTACCGCTGTACCAACTGCTGTTGAACCAATGTCAAGAGCGTTGAGTTCTCCTACAACAGCAGTTATTCCATCTAAAGCATTAAGCTCTGCTGCTGTACTTGTAACACCATCAAGAATGTTAAGTTCAGCAGTAGTACTTGTAACACCATCAAGAAGATTAAGTTCGGTGGCCGTTGAAGTAACTGCTACATCTTCATTAATTTTAGGAGATGTTAGTGTTTTATTTGTAAGAGTATCTGTAGATACACGAGATACTAATGTTGAATCAGCACCTGCGGGAAGCATTAAAGTATTAGTTACACCTGCTGAGTGTGGTTGTCCGTAAACTTTTTGACCATGACTATTGCTTTCGCAATTTAATACTATTGCACCTGAGTTAGTATTTCCTCTAACTACAACTGTACCTGTGCCATTTGGAGCCAAATCAATAGTAGCATTAGAGGTTGTAATAATATCTTGGCCGTTCATGTCCAAGTTACCGCCCAGTTGGGGGCTAGTATCTTCTACTATATTAGCTAAGTCTCCACTTGAGCCAGTGCCTGCAATAATAGCTGATCTAGTAACTTTTTTAAGACCGCCACCAGATGTATCAACTGCTAACAAAACATCATTATCAGCAGCAGTACTAATTTCTGATAAATCTCCAACAGCAACAGGATTAAAATTAGTACCATCTGCTACTAAAATATGGCCTGCTGTGTTTGTCCCCATTGTAAGATCATCACCGCCTACAGTAAGATCACCAGTAAGAGTAAGATTTCTTACCCCGGTATAATCTTTGTTAGCGTCTAGTATGACCGCTTTAGAAGCTACGGCAGTTCCTATTGCTGTTGAACCAATATCAAGAGCGTTAAGTTCTCCTACAACTGCTGTAATACCATCTAAGACGTTAAGCTCGGCTGTAGTACTAGTTACTCCGTCTAGTATGTTTAGTTCTGCTGCGGTGCTTGTAACACCATCAAGGATGTTAAGTTCTGCTGTAGTAGCTGTAACACCATCAAGAAGATTAAGTTCTTCAAAAGTAGATGTAACACCATCGAGAATATTTAATTCTGCTGTAGTGCTTGTAACACCATCTAAAATATTAAGTTCTGCTGCGGTGCTTGTAACACCGTCTAAGATATTAAGTTCTGCTGCGGTGCTTGTCACACCATCAAGGATGTTAAGTTCTGCTGCGGTACTAGTTACACCATCTAGGATGTTAAGTTCAGCAGCCGTAGAAGTAATAGCTGTACCTGCTAAATCTAGGACATCTGCAAACACTGTACCGTCAGCATATACATTACGCCATTGTTGGCTTGCAGAACCTAGATCATAAGTGTCATCTGTATTAGGTATAATAGAACTATTAACATCTGCACCAAAAACTACATTGTCATCAGCCGCGTTGCCTAGCGTAAGTGTCCCGCCGTTAAATGTAGTTGTCCCCGTTACAGTTAGGTTTCCACCTACTGCTACGTTGCCTGTAGTTGTAATACTATCTATATAAGCATCTTTAAAATATATACTACTTGTTCCTAAGTCTAAGTCACTATCGGCGTTAGGTACTAATGCACCATCTTGCAAGACCATTTGTTTTGCAGCGGCACTAGAAACTTCTACATAGAACTCCCAAGTATTTCCTGTGGTCAATATTTTATTTAAAAAATCTTGATCACCTATAGTGTGAATATTGCCGCCTTCTCCCGCTGTGCCGTCATGTCTGTGGCCTGTAGTACTACTGGCCGCATATGAAAAAGCAGTTAGAAGACGATTAAATTCATCATTAAATAACGCAGCAGTAATTGTATCGCCATCTGCGAAACTGCTTTGTCTTACATAACTTGTAGCCATTTTTGTTATCTCCTACCGGAAGGTCTATAATCTACATAGAAACCGTTTATTGAATAAGGTGCTTTAGTATCCTGACTGAATATTTTAAAAGCAATATTGTGTCCACTGCCTTGAACGGCTGTTCTAACCATTGGATCGCCTGCTGCACCAAATACTGAAGAACCAAGAGTACCTGCACCAAAAACTGCGGGTTGCGGTATTTCATCTAAAGTATACAAAGGCGGTTGTGGCCTATCTAAAGAATCAAAATCATATGAAACTTTTAAATTAGGCTGTACTGCCCCTTCAGGTGTAAAAGATATTTTTGTGTAGTGCAAAGATTTTAATGTACCAGCATCTCCAAAATCTAAATTAGGAGTTTTGTATCTAGCATTAATATTTGTCTGTACTCCGGCAGGATTAAAATCATTACCTTTATTATGATTATAAACATACCCTGCGCTGTCACCATGATATATTTTTTCTATATTTGAAAAGTCTAAACCTGATGCAAACCCATGTGCTTGAATACCTATAGTTTCAGACCACTCAAACCCATTGGGAGTTATTGTACCAATCAAACCTTTAGATGTAGCAGTAGTGCCTGTTGCTGCACTATAGAAAAATCTGTATTGAGATTTACTTCTTAAAACTGCACTGCTAATAAAAAAACCATCTATAGATTTTGCTATTGTAGATACTATAGATTGAATCTGTCTTGAAACAGAGCCTAGCTCTACGTCACCAATTCTTTCTGTACCTGCAACTAAACGAAAACCATCAGGACTCAAAAATAATAAATCACCACCTATTTCTTGAATACTATGTCCGTCTAAACAACCCACGTTCTTTGTTACAGGTGTAATGGCTATAGTGTCGGCATCATTTATATTTGATAATTTGTAAATACTATTTTTACAAAAGATAATTAAATCAGCGCGAAAACTTTTTATTCCTACTACTTGATCGTCTAATACAATGCTGCCTGAACCAGTACTTGAAAAACTATTTATGTCACTTGTACCGCTATAAAATATTGTATTAAGTGCTGTGCTTGCACCAGCAACTACTAAATGTTTATCATGCACTACACAGAATTTAGGAAAAACACTACCTGAAACTGTAATTTCTTCATAAAAGAAAGTTCTATTAGATAGTGCGCCTGTGCCTGTCATTTTAAAAAGTGCAGGTTTAACACCTGAACCTTTGTCAGTAATAATTACTTCGCCGTATATACTAGAACCTTCAAATAATGCAAAAGTAGCTTGTCCTTGAGTTGTTCTAGCTGCTGTGCTTCTGCCATTGAATGTAGAAAGGTTATCTCCACCACCNGCNACACTAGCTTTATTAATCTGTATCCAATCGTCTCCATCTAAACTAAAATAAATATTAGTTCCTGAACAAGCAATTACACCNTCTGCATAAACAAAAAGCCCTAATATACTATTAGAGCTATTNGGATTAGTGTCTCCAAATTGAGTANAGCCATTTATTCTTCTATACCCACCATCAGGATCAACTTCAAAGTTTTCTAGTTCGGTAGCAAAACCGGGCTGCTCTAACATTTGAAATTGATTTAGATTAGTATTTAAGCCACCTTGACAGGATAAACCAAATGCTTGCATAATTAAATAAACCTAATTCTATCATCAGACATAAATGTGGGCGTTGAATGCAACAGATTTTCTCTCATGCTTTTTAATCCTTTTTTATAATCATCTAAAGCAAACACTGCCATTTGAGGATTATCTTTAAATTGATGTGTATAATATCTAGCCTTAGATAATATGACAGTTTTATACACATCAGGAAAAACAATTGCATCGCCATGAGCGTCAAGTTGCGTAGGTANGTTNTAAGCAAAAAACCAAACTTTNTATACTTTATCTGGTATTGGACTCAATCCAAATTTGCGAGAGTCAGGACTTCTNATAACATANTTAGGCGTTCCACCTACTGCTTGATCAGCATCATCAGCATTTTCTTGTGTACGTCTAAAGTCTTTCCATTTTTCTGTAGTTATAAAACTTAAATTTCTAGAAACATAAGGAGCTGTTTCACCACTTACACCTACAGTTGTAATATAAAAATTATTCCAATCTATAGCTCCATAGTCATCTACTATACTAGAGCTGGCTGCTTTTAATTCATACCATCTAGTAGCTGCTGTAGTACTAACAGCAACATTCCCATACATAGGATCAGTAGCTCCACTTTCTCCTACAGCTAAGAAAGGCCATTTTGGTTCTTCGTTTACTATATCTAAGTATGCCCTATTTATACAATCTTTAGCGTGTGCCTGTATACCTACAGCAGCAGAAAAAGTTGAAGAAGTTAAAACAATCTCATTCAACTCACGCAACAGTTCATTTGTTAACTCTAAGAAGGTAGTAGCCATAATTATTTATCTTTCTTTTTAAAAATTTTATCGTAGTTTTCATCGTACTTTTTCTTTCGTTCACTCGCAAAGAAAGAACCAGCAAGACCTAATGTCTTTCCTTTTCTTTTAGGATTAATCATTAACGGCTTTTCATTTGTTCCTAATTGCGGCATTCTTTACTCCTTTAAATAAAAAAGAAAGGAGGCTTTTTACAGCCCCCTAACTTAAACTACTTACTAGTCAATGCCATAGAAGGCAGAGCATAGTGCTTCAGGACGTAGTACTTTGGCTCCGTAAACATGGAGTCCTCGTACAATGTCACCAAAGCTATCAGGATCACGCAACACTTCAGTACTAGTAATAGTCTGAGCTGTTGCTGTTGCAGACATGTGACCAGCAATACATTGACCAGCGGCATTAGATGTCGCAGCAATGTTGTTAGTCTTATACATATCAAAGCCACGCAACTTACCAGATGAAACTAGTCCGTTACGAATTGACCCTTGACCTGCATTGTAATCCACTGAAAGAAGTTTAGAAGAACTTTGAACAAGTACTTCATAAAACTCAGGATTAGCTAGGAACCAACGTCCTTCTTCTGGGATGTTTTGCTCATCCAGTAGGCGGGACATATGAGATAGTACGTCAATAGGATCATGCTCTGAACTACCAAAGCCGATGTCTAAATTACCTGTACCATCAAAAGTTCCTGCTGCAAGGTCAGTTGCGTTGTCAGAACCAAGAATATGGTTAGGACTAGACGCAGATACACCTGCAA